TCCACTCTGCGGACTGACAAACAACTCCGGGGCATGCTTCAAAAATATAAGTATTCAATTGGACCAGTCTAATGAACGAGAGTAAATACTTGCGCATTACAATCGAAAAATCAACAGGTGCTCCAGTAAACATTCGTGTTTTCTTATCGTTAGCTTTCTCTTGTGTGACCGCCTCATCTTTGAGGTGAGCGGTATAAACAGGGTTTGCACGCTTTTTCTCACAATACTTTTGTTCTATCTTACGAACTCTCTCCCAAACTTCGGGAGTAAAATCCACGCCATCTGGATAGCGTTCTGATGGAACCGCACGAAGAAAGTGTTTCTTAGGTTTGTTCCATGGTGCGCCCATAGAAGAACTCTTATTAATAGCGTCAACAAATTTAACACCAGGGAGACCATTGATTGCCGCCATATCGGACAAGAACACCAGTTCTTTTTTCCAATTATCACCATGTTTCTTATACAATCCATCCAAAATATCTTTTGTAAAATCTTTGGTGCATTGATCAAGCAAACGCTGATTGATGGAGCAATTCGGTTTAACCATTTCCACAACATTTTTGCGACATGGCTCCCAGCCGTTCAAAACGGGAGTGGTATGTCGCAATGGAATTTGGAAATGCTCCAAAACTTCTCCTTGGAAAGGAGTAGCACACACTTTGGTTCTTCCCCGAGCAATAAAGCCGGGAATCGACCCATAAAAATTCGCTACACCTTCCGAAATATATCGGAAAATGCTTTTATGATGGGGTGGTTGCAAAGTGACGTCACTCTGGAGTGTAAACGCCGGTTTACCACCGCCCTCTACAAACGAAACGTTATTGGCGTCTAAACATTGCATCAATCGTGTTTTGGTGACATGAGGAAACCCTACAGTTGTTTGATATCCAATGGTATGCAAACCCAATATAATGGGTCCAGCTGGGGTGGATGCCACCCCCAAAGAACCACAATCACCGACTTGTGCTTCGCGGTTTCCCTTTCCCATGTACAACGACATGTCACGATTTAATCTTTCAATAGGGAAATCGTTCTTGTATATGACATTAAAAAGTTCAGTATAAGTAACATCTCCGGAATTTGTTCGCATAACCGACACAATGTTGGTTACAGGAATCTCCTTATCGTTCCAGTACTTAAGAATATCTTTACGTGGTGGTGCGTTTTTAACACACATCACAACAAGATCATGTTCTGGTAATT